CTAATACATCTGTTGCTGCAGATCTAGATACTTTGTATCCTTTTCTTAACGTAGACAAGTGATTTCTCATTTGAAACGGAGAACTGAAAGTAGTGTTTCCACCTACTGACATTTCAGGTACTGTAGTATACTCCTTAGAGAATTGACGACCTGGTTGAACCATTTTAGGATCCATGAAAGAAGTGTTATCACTTCCTACCATTCTTACGATGTAAACCCATCCTGAACCATCAAAATATGGATCTTCTTGTACTCTTACTCTGAAATCTCTATCATCTGCAGTTAACACTTCTTGTGCTGCAAACCATTTCTCTTCAAAAGTAATAGAGAAAGTCTGGCGATTAAGTCCTGGTGTTGTTGGTGTAATTCCACCGTCAAATCCAATTACTTCAATTGCTTTTTCATCATCACCTTGTAAGAACCAATCGTACTCACGATTTGTTAATTCTTTTTTTCTTCCCATACCGTCAGTTAAGTACTGCATAGGGTTCATTCCTGATCTACCAAAGATCCTAGCGACCATAGTTGATACTGTTTCTGGTTCCGTTAAGAACGCTTGAGACAAGTGATTCTGTAGTGTTAACCCAGAATGGTACTTAGTCTTTCGTAGTTGTAAATTATTTACTGCTCCCATTAATTTATTGTTTTATAGTTATTACTGTTTATATATGTTTTATCCAAACATACTTTTTAATGCAGACAAGTCATTCTTCTCTGCATCTTGTACAGGAGTCCTCCTAGTTGTTGTCTGTTTTTTTGATGTATCCGTATGTCTTCCAAGCTTCGCCATCAAATCCTTTGTTCCGTTACTCTTCGCTTTCTTTTCTAACTTGTTAAAGTTAAAGTCATTGAAATAGAAGAATGACATCTTTAATTGTTTCTCTTGATCCTGTGAATCAGTTAATAACCTAGTAGTCCCTGTCTTAGGGTCTACTTTAGTAATGTAGTCAAAGAAGTCCTGCTTGGTCTTTTTTGAAACATCGAATCCTGCGATGTCTTCTCTACCTTTAATATCTGTTTCTAAAGTCTCAATATATTTATTAATGTTTTCTACCTCAGCTGCCTTAGCGGCTTGCTGCTGTTGTACACCTTCTTGTATCTTATTTGCCTGCATCTTTTGAAGTTTACCTAGTGCTACGTTAGATCTTTTATCTAAGTTACCTGCATCTTCAAATGCTTGAATAGTCTCCTCTATGTCTTCTTGAGATTCTCCCTGCTCTGCATAGTATGCTCTTAACACTTGTTTCTGCATTCCTTCATTTTGGCCTAGTGCTTCAGATGAGAGCTGTTGGTAATCAGGACCATTCACTAACTTCATAAACTGCCCTGGATCCCCGTTGTTCTCAATATAATCTAAGAACTGTTTAGATAAAGGATTCACAAAAGAATCTTTGTATTCATCTATTCCCTTCTGTACTGTATTTGAAACCATGTCTTGAAGTGCCTCTGGCGTATTCTCCATGTCCTCATCATACCCATCAAGTATCCCTTCATCAGAGAAGTGCTGGGCTAGTACTTTAAAAGTTTCAGTCTCCCCTTCTTCTTCTAGTTCTTTACTTGCTTTGTCTTTTGCTACGGGTGCATCTTTAGACTCTGCTTCTTCTTTGTCTTCTTTTTCATTTAACGACTTGTCGTTTATGATCTGAATACCATCAGTCTCCATTGCGACTTCTGCATCTTTAGTTTCTTCTATCTCCTTATCAGAAGCTACTCCATCTGTTATAGCCTGTGCTACGATCTTTGGATCGATTACTTCTCCTCCCCCTGAGGTTAAGTCCATTTCTTGTGCGCTTCCGAATGAAATGTCCATCCCATCTCCGCTGCTGTTGTTGTCTGTTATAATATCCATGTTTACAAAATTAGTTAATTTAAAATCAAGTTTTATTTAAATGTTTATATTTTTAATTTTTGGGTACTCCCTATATAGCGTTTATTTACCCGGTCTTTTGTTGGCAGCTGCCCTTTTAATCAAAAGATCCTTCTGTTTTACCGCATGATTATTGTCGTTCTTACGTTTAGTTTCCGCGTCTCTATCACGTTCTAATTGTTGAGATGCCTGTTGTCCTTCTCTACTGATGTCTAGTTTCTTATGGGCTAATACATCGTTATCGTGCTGTCCTTTGTGATGACTATGTGAGTCCGGCTGAAATGCTATAGATAACTTTGTTTCATTATCTCTAATGTTCATCTCTCTTTTAAGATCTCTCTCTTGTTGTGCTTTAGCTGCTTCAGCTTCTGCTGACTGAGCTAGTGCTTGTTGTTGTCCTTCTGCCATCTTCTCTTGAGACTGTTGAGCTGACTGTTGTTGTTGCTCTTGTCTCTTCTGTTGGTTCTCTTCTCCTTGCTCAAGCTCTACTCTAATTTCTGATAATGAATCTGAGTTAAGTACGCCTATTGCATCTGAAAGGGATACCTTGTCCGATTGAATTCCTGTCTGTAATAAAGACTTAGCTGTTTCAAGCGCTTTAGTATCCTTAGCTGTATTTCCTACGTGTACGCCATACTGAGTGTTAGCAAAATCGGTACCATCTATATTAAGTAACATTCTACCTAGGTCATCTGTTACAAAGTTTATCTTCTTTCCAGTACGCCATGCAATTCTAGCAGTATCTACTAATGCTTCTAATACTCTACGCTTAACTTCATTATGTTGATAAAACCAGATCTCTGTAATGTGTGAAGACTGAGATATAGATCTCTCTACGTTACCTACTAGTTCAGACGCCATTGTCTGTCCTTCTCTTTGTCTACTTACACCTGCAAGCTGTCCTATCTTATCTTCAATCTGACTTAATAGTGAGATATGTGTTTGTATGTAATTACCCATCGATAAATCAATAGATTGAAATTGATTAAAGTTAGATGCTTCTCCTTTATTTCCCTCTTCTGCAGAGTTAATAAACATAACACCCATTGCATCAAGATAGTACATCCATTTGTCTGTATCCCATCCTTCTGATGTAGGTATCTGCGCAATATCCATTAATGCAACCTTACCTTTATCTTTAGCGAGTCCAAGCTCTAGTCTATAGAATATAATGTTATATAGGTATTGGTATGCTTTCATTCTGTCTATTAATGAAACAGAATCTGAATTACGTGCATTATATATTAGTCCTGCGTATCCTGATTTACATATAGACGGGTTGTCTAATGATCTTCTCTGGTTCTGCTTTGGTTGTATATCTACATAGATATCATTACCAATTTTAGTTCCTTCCCAATACTCTGAGATCCAGTACCAAATAAGACGACTGTCATTGAAATGGTAGTATCCATCTACATCCTTAGATGCATCATCTGGTAATATAAAGTCTTCGCTTACTAGTTCTACAACTTCTTGGTCATCTTCTATTGTGTATAAGAAACCAACCTTACGTTGAGACTTCCATTCACATCTGATTACTCTTATAGTTCCGTCTATCTCTCCGCCGCGCTTTCCTCCTTTAGGTGATCCCTTTTCTATGTCTCCTGCAATAATTCTAGGTATAGGTGTAAACCCTGAAGAGTCCGGCCCAAAGTTCTTGTCTCCCTGTGATTTTCCACTCTCTAAACTTCTTGCATCCTTGTCAGAAAGTGACATATAGTAAGAATCTAATATAGAAGGTAAAGACATCCATCTCTCCTCTATAATAGCAGTAGCATCTTCTACGAAGTCACTATCCGGGTCCATTACAACTGTTAAGTCTAATGGGTTTACTACTCGTACAACAGGCTCTCCTGAAACTATACCTGTCCAGTAAAGTTCCTCTCCAGCTATAAGTGCATCTTTAAATCCTTTATTGAATTTGAAGGATAAACTCTGCTCGCGCATGAGATAGTTTATAATATGATTTCCAGTACGTTCCCTAACATCTGAGAATGAGTATTTTAAATACTTATCCATCCCTGCAAGTTTCTTCTCCTGCTCTTTCGGATCTTCTCCTTGTGCCAAGGCCATAATGTACTCCTGGTATGCAGAAGTTATGTATTCTTTTTTCTTTTCTTCTAATTCGCCTATAGCACTGTCGTTAGTAGAGAGGCATCTAAATGTAAAGGGTCTCTTTATCTCCTCACCTAGTAATAGGTTAATCTTTGGAGATATAATATCATAGTGCTGTAGGGTGGCCGGGAATTCGTTCTCCTTAAACCCATAAGGATTAATTACGTACTCGAAATCCTCTAAGTTAATCTTGCCATTGTATAGGTCAAAATTAATCTGTTTACGGTGATTCGTAGATCTTCCGTTATATGAGTCTGACTGTGTTAACTTTTCTAAGTCGTCTATTACAGCCTTTCCCCACTTCTTTGTCTTCTTACTTCTTGATATCCTCTGTCTAGGGAGCTCTTTACTACTTGTTGCCATCGACTCTATTTAAATGTTGGTATTTAATTTGCAAATGTAGCGATTTCTTACGACTTATCAAATACATATCGTTGTTATCTTATCTTTTGCCTTTCTTAAAGAGTACTCTATTGTTATCAAAGATACCCCCTCTATTGTTTGTAACCTTCTGCTGCGCTGTAACTCTCACCTTATGGTTCTCGTGAGAATGTAATATAGTTACCATAAACGAGATCGCTCTATCAAAGTTACCATGCTTAGAATCGTAGGATATTAATTCTTGCAGTAAAGGAATAGAATAAATACTATGTAGATTAAGAATCTTAGTACCATCTTCATTCTCCCCTCTCTCTTCTAATAACCAATCCCTTAGATATATCTCACATTGAGTCTTAATACCTGCAGTCATATGTATACCATATCCCCTCTGTACCCTAGACTTCTTTACCATATCAGCTATAATAGTAGGCTGTTCTTTTAATAGATGTAAGCACTTCTTCTGTTCAAAGTAGATCCTTAATCCTTTTACCTGATTCTCGTATAGTGTCTGCGCGTTGTAATACTCTAGTAGTTTACGCGTCTCTTCATAATGAGTAGCCGCAAGTGTAGGTCTCCCTGTATACTCTGCTACAATCATATTATACGTCTGGTCAAACAATGTAAAGGTCTTATATATAAAGGTAGACCCTAAAGAGGATGTTGTTGATTTATCCTGATCGTATGGATCCGTTCCTGCTATATACATTCCAAAAGGAATCTCTCCTGCATCGTTTCTATATGGATGTTCCCATATTACCGCGCACCCTGTGTTATCTTCATCTGGTCTGTGTGGGAACTTCTCCACGGGGAATAGGTCCATATTAGGAGTCCACTTTACAGACTCTCCTTGCCAATATAGGTCACCCGTCATTCCAGTCGCTTGGGCCCTTTTGTTTACTTCGAGCTCTCCCAACCATGCATTCATTTCCACTGTAGGGAAAACATTACCACTAGTTCTAAGGAACGCTTCTTTAGGTGTCTTAGGATACTGGGTAATATACTTTTCCCAGGATCTCTTAGTAGCTCCTCGTTTCTTAACCTCACGTTCTCTTTCAAGTGCTATCTCTGCCGCGCACCTATGAGAGTTACCATCTTCGTCCACGGCGTCTACAACTACCATATCATCAGGATTCTTCTTCTGATACTTATCTACCTCCTCCAATGTAGGAGCAATCATATCGTGCTTTTTCTCTAGGTAGGAAGGGATTAATACCTTACCTGGCTTATACCACATATCATCTATGAATAAACCACAACTAGACCCAAATCCACCATCATCCCATACATTCTCGTACGCGCGTAGCCAATAAGTCTCTGGGTTATAGAACATCTCTGCAAAATCTACAGATCCCATTTCCATATCACCACCTGTACCAAATATAATAGGCATACCTGTCATAATATTACCATCCCTAAATACAGGGGAGGTAACTGCATATGAATCAATTAGATTGGGCCATTTACCTGCCTCCTCAAATAACATTAAATCGGCAGTCTTACCAATGGCAGCTGAGAAGTTATCTTTAAATGTAAGCCTAAAGACTTCACTTTTAAACCCCATCTTTACTCCATTCTCCTCAAACCCTGATATAATATGTTCTTGTTTATTTCTTAATCTCTCTTTACCGAAGTCTGTCTTATGATCATTAAAGTTTAACATCTCTAATGCCATAGCCATGGTAGCTCCAGAGTATGCCTCTAGATATGCTCCAATGATAGATATTGAATTTCGATAGAACGTATATTGGTGAGCTACTAGGGCCCCTGTTTTAAAAGAGAACCCCTTACGCCTGGACTTAGCTACAATAATACCCTCACTATTATCTCTGGCCGTCTCTACTTCATGAAAGAAGTAGTAATC